TTTAATGTTTGGCAAACTACGATTTCACGTATAGTGCGTCGTGATACATGGAAACATATTTAAATGAAACTAAAAGAAATTGAGAAAAAGTATGGGATAGACTTTGGTGAGGAAGATACTGTGACTTTGTCTCAATATCTTAAAAAGAAAGGTTTGCCAAATTTAGCAAAGTTGTTAGATATGGCAGAAATAAAAATACCTAAAAAGAATTATCGGACAATACCTAAAAGACTACTACCAACCGGCAACGGATTAAGTGATATAAGTTTTGATGAGAGGTGGGTTAGCCAAAATGATTATTCACACCACGAAAGGAAGATGAAGTTAAAGATGAAGTTAAAAGAGAAGCGTGCTAGAATAAAGAATGACAGCAGGCCGGCCAATAATATCAACAAAGTCAGGAATAAGAATACTTATTGATCGAGAGGATTTTGAGTGTCTTAGTAAGTTCAAGTGGCATCTTTCTGGTGGATATGCTCAAAGAACCTTTAATATTGGAAATTATAAAGTTAGGTCGGAAAAGATGCATAGGTTGGTGTTGGAAAGGAGTGGAGTCGATATAGAAGGAAAGATCGTGGATCATAAAAACTTTAATAAATTAGATAATCGAAAATTTAATCTTAGGTTAGTAAGCAGTTCTCAGAACAACGCTCACAAGGAAAAACAAAGGAATAACAAATCGGGCTTTAAAGGAGTATCTTGGGATAAGCAAGCAAGAAAGTGGAAGGCTTCTATATCCATTGATAGGAAAGACTTAAATCTTGGCAGATTCTTAACTGCAGAAGAAGCGGCTCTAAAATACAATGAGAAGGCCACTAAACTGTATGGAGATTATTGTTATTTAAATAAAATATGAGTAATAAGGTTGGTCGCCCTAGCAAATATAAAGAGGAATATTGTGATTTTGTAGACGAGTATCTAAAGACAACTGGTGGACAGAATATGAATTTGCCAATGGTTGAAGGTTTGGCCATAGAACTGGCAGTAAATAAAACGACATTATACGAATGGGCAAAGAAACACAAGAAATTTTCCAACGCCATTAGGAAAATAAAGGCTTTTCAAAAAAAACAATTGGTAAACGATGGCATATATGGAGGTAAAGAAATCAACGCAAGTATCATTAAATTATTACTACAAAGCAATCATGGTATGAGAGAAAGACAGGATATAACAAGCAAAGATGAGAAGATGGACGGTCTTGTTATAATCAAGAATGGAGATAAGGCTTAGTTCTTGGCAATCAAAAGTTTGGGACGACAATCACAGATATCAAGTAATAAATTGCGGACGTAGAGCTGGCAAGAGTACCCTAGTGGCGTTAAAGATGATTGATTTAGCGTGTAAGAAGAAGATAGAAATTTGGTACATATCACCAACTTATAAACAGAGTAAAGCAATCATGTGGCAGATGTTGGGTGATTTAATTCCTAAAAGTGCATTGGTAAAGAAAAACGAAACAGAATTAGCGTGTTATTTTAAAAACGGGTCAAGAATATTATTAAAGGGTGCGGACAATCCAGATAGTTTACGAGGAGTAAGAATAGACTTTTGTGTGTTTGATGAGGTAGCTTTCATAGACAAGTGGGATAGCACATGGCATGTAATAAGACCTACTCTGGCAGACAGTAGAGCAGATGTTATGTTTATCTCAACACCCAACGGATTCAATCATTTTAAAGAGTTATCAGAAATGAAGAAGAAGGACTGGAGTTATCACCACTTTACTTCTTACGACAATCCTTATCTTTTAAAAGAAGAAATTGACGCCGCTAAACTGGAAATGGACGAAGACTCATTTGCTCAAGAATGGCTAGGTGAGTTCAGGAAGATGAAAGGGCTTATTTACAAAGAATTTAAAAGAGAAGTGCACATGGTTAAAATGCCTGATTTTAATTCCTTACAAGGCGCTGGGTGGACGTTCACTAGAAGTCTGGACTTTGGATATGGACATAAGTCAGCTTTGATTTATTTTGCGATAAATAACAATGGGCAAGAGATTTACGGTTACGATGGAATGTACAAAGAGGGAATGACTGAAAGACAAATAGCGGAAGTAGTTAAAACGAAAGACGCAGGCAAAGTGATAATAAATCCAGTAGCAGATAGCGCACAACCAATGTCAATTCAACAATTAATAGAATTTGGAGTATTCTTTGGTGCGGTAGAGAAAGGTCCAGACTCAGTCAAACACGGAATAGCTAAAGTAGCTGAACTTTTAAAGGTTAGAAAGGATACTGGTAAGCCTACATTAATGTTTAACAAGAATTTAACTTGGATAGCCGATGAGTTTGAAAGGTATAGGTGGATGGAGAATAAGAGTGCTGACAATACAATTAAAGAAGTACCGTTTAAAGTTTTTGATGACGCGGTTGATGCAGTTAGATATTTCGCTATGAGTTACAAAAAACGACAAGATGTGCCAAAATACAACAAAGAAAAATGGTCGATTTAACTTACTCCTCACATAGTTTAAATAAGATATTTAAAATTGAGAAGAACGAACTAACGGACACGGTTCGTAATCTTATACTAACTTCTTTCTATATGTTTGGTGAGATAAGAACGAAGCTATTTAAAAAAGAAGGGGCAAGAGCCAAGAGAAAAGGACTAGCAACAAGAGACGGAGCGGTATTTAATACTTTAAATGGAATGATAGAGGGTGGAAGCGTTAGGATGTTTAACGGTAAGCCATTTTTAACTACTCAAGGCTTTGGTGAATTAGATGTTTTATTGGCTAAAACAGAGCAATACAATCAAGATTCCGTGTGGGGGTCTTTGTGTTCTGGTGCTTCTTTGCCTATATGGGTTGAAAAGTTGAGGAGCCTTTCATTAAACTAAACTATGGATACAATTCTCGAAGTAAAAGAACACTATAATCAATGGACTGAAGACATGGAGACTCGCCTTAACCGCAATAATGGTTATAACGCTGTTACTGACGCTTATTGGGGAAAATTACCTACTGATTGGCCTTATACATCTAGGGTAGTAGACCCGAGAATAAGAACATCATTAAATGAAAAGAATGGAAGGTTATTGAATGCTAAATTAAGAGGCAGATTAGTACCAAGAGAGGGTGGAGATATATTAAAGGCACGGATTAATAATTCAGTATTAGATTTTCAATGGGACAACGCTACTTACGGAGGCACAATGCTTTCAAAGTGGTCAAGTATGGACATGGACACTAGACTTTATGCTTCTAAATTTGCGCGGGTATTGTGGAAGACGATGAAGGAAGGCAAGAAGGTAACTTTTGAAGGAAATGAATTTGAGCCTTTAGATATAAGAGACTGTGGATTAGACCCCTCCTCAAAGAATGTAAGAGACGCCAAGTGGTTTCAACACAGAGAATGGGCTAAGGTAGAGGATTTGGAAGAGGACAGAAAACTATATCCCGGACTTTCTAAATTGATCAACGCCATAAGAAACGAAGACGACACAAGGAATGACAGAAGAGACACCGCTTATACCAGTAGGTTGTTAAGCAACAAGGGATTAACTGACAGAGTGGGTGAAGATAAAGTATTTCCAGTAGTTGAGATTGTAAACGAGTACCGTGTGGATAAGTGGATAACCTTTTCACCCAAACATGACATTATATTAAGAGAAATAAATAATCCCAATAAACATGGCAAGATACCTATTGTTCAATTAAAGTATTATCCATTGAATGACGATCCTTTGGGTGAGAGCGAGGTAGAACCATGTTTGCCTTTGTGGAGAGCCATACAAGCTACTTTATGTGGATATCTAGACAACATGAATACTCATATCAGACCTCCGCTAAAGATACTAACAGGTGCTTGTAGAATAGAAACAATAGTTTATGGTCCAGAAGCACAATGGATGGTGGACAGAATGGACGCAGTAGAGGAGATGAAAGGCAATGGAGAGGCCTTGCGTTATTTCCAGACAACTTATTCGGCTTTAGTTTCAGCATTCAACACCGCCATGGGAGATTTAAGCCAAGGTGTAAGTCAGATAGACCAATTCAATCCTGACAAGACAGCCACCGAGGTAAAACAAACCGCCAAACAACAAAATATAAGAGACCAATCAAACCAAAACAAACTAGCAGAGTGTATAGAAGACATGATGAACATGTGGGTTTCAAATAACAAGCAATTCCTGTTCGGTGATCCAAAGAAGAAAGAAGTGGTAATGAAAATACTGGGAACGGAGTCATTCGAGTATTTCCAAAGATCAGGACTAGATGAGATGGAAGTAGACCAAGAGTCCATGAGGCTTATAGGTGAAACAATTCAACTACAAGACGGTAACGTAAGCGATGATGATTTAACGAAGATGTACGAAGCAGGCAAAGTGCCTAAACATCCTGTTACTACCGAAGAAGGCGTTAAACCTAAAATGAAGATGAGTGAATTAGAAGACGGCGCTGACTTATATATAACTCAAGACGACATGGAAGGAGTTTATGATTATGTTTCAGATGTTAAATCAATGGCGGTCGGTGCTAACGAAGAAATGAGAGAAGGGCAAGACAGAGCTTTTGAGATGTTAATGAATCCTCAAGTGGGACAGATGTTACAATTAGAAGGATACAAACCAAAGATTAAAGAATTATTGGTTAGTATTTTAGAAAATAACAATGCAAAAGACGCAGAAAGATATTTTGAAAAGCTCCCAGAAGCAATCCCAGGCCAAGGCGCTGGACAACCTCCAGGCGCTCCTCAGACTGGTAAAGTCGGTGGACTTCAAGCTGGGAATGCTCCCGTACCTCAGGCTCCTCCTAATCAAGGAATGGCCAGACCCCAGCAAGTACGAAGATAGGGATAAGTTCTACGATGCTTATTGTGCTATCAGGGCGGAGGTAGAAGTAAGCAAAACGATATTAGGGCATTTGAACGAAGAAAGCATAAAGGCACAGATTAAGAACTTACAGCGAATGTTAGTTCAGAAAGGTAAGAACTATGGAATCTAAATCTCCGTCTAAACTCCCACCATTAGAAGATAAGGATTTTGACGGCGCTAAGTATCAAGTGGAACTAAAGAACAAGAAGTGCCCCCATAAGGACGTGGTTTTAAATGGTAATATTATTCATTGCAAGTCATGTGGCGCTCAATGGCAAGGACCTAATATAGGAGCATTGTGGCAAGCATTTAAGGAGAGAAAATGAAACAACTAACTGATATACAAATAGCCAAGAAGTTAGTCAAAGAGCAAAAAGAAAGGCGCGAGAACAACTTTGTAGAGTTTAAGGAAGTACAAGACGGAAAGAAGAAGCATAGGAAGAATTGGAAAGAAAGGTTGAAAAAAGGTGGACATATTTAAATTATGTGATAATATCGTGGTGTGGAATTTATAGAAAATGTTGGTGTTGGTACGAATGAACCTTATTTAGTGTTTAATGAAAAGGCTAATAATTTTGAACTGGCGTTAGTTTTACTAATAGGGTTTTTGTGTGTTGTGTGGTTGCTAAAGAAGAGGACTTGATAATTTCTCCCAGTACTATCTAAACTTACTTAGGTACAGTCCGATGCTCCGACTATAAACTGAGCACTATAAATTCAGTACCAGTAAAGGAGGATTCTATGCCAATAGAACCAACTAGGCAAGATAGTGAGAAGGACACTCAAGCGGAATTGCCAACCGATAACAAACCAGCAGACGTTAAAGAAC